CAATGGGTTCGTTGGTAATGAAGCAGTCTTAGCTAAAGCCCGAGTATCCGTCACAGGCATAGCAGCCAATGGGTTCATCGGTAACGAAACAGTTCTAGCCAAAGCCAACGTGCCTGTCACAGGCGTTTCAGCTACTGGGTTCATCGGTAACGAAACAGTTCTAGCCAAAGCCAACGTGCCTGTCACAGGCGTAGCAGCCAACGGCTTCGTTGGCACAGTTGCGTTTAGGTTTAGCTACCGAGTAACAGGCGTTTCAGCCAACGGGTTTATCGGCACATCTACGGTCTCAGCTAAGGCCCGCACTGCCCTAACAGGCGTCTCAACCAACGGGTTCATCGGTAACGAAACAGTTCTAGCCAAAGCCAACGCCCTACCTACGGGTGTTTCAGCTAACGGCTTTATTGGTACAACTGCGGTCTTAGCTAAAGCTAGCACTACCCTAACTGGCGTAGCAGCCAATGGTTTCATTGGCACCGCTACAATCTCGACTAAAGTAAGCACTACCCTAACTGGCGTAGCAGCTAATGGGTTTATCGGCACATCTACGGTCTCAGCTAAAGCCCGCACTACCCTAACTGGCGTAGCAGCCGGTGGCTTCATTGGCACGTCTGCGGTCTCAGCTAAAGCTAACGCACTGCCTACGGGTGTTTTAGCCAACGGCTTCATTGGCACATCTGCGGTCTCGGCTAAAGCTAACGCACTGCCTACGGGTGTTTCAGCCGAAGGCTTCATTGGCACAGCCACGATCTCGGCCAAAGGCATCACTACCCTAACTGGCGTAGCAGCCAATGGCTTCATTGGCACATCTACGGTCTCAGCTAAAGCCAACGCACTACTCACAGGCATAACAACCAACGGCTTCATTGGCACATCTACGGTCTTTGCTAAAGCCAACGTACCACTCACAGGTGTTGTAGCCGAGGGCTTCATTGGGGATGTCAGCGAAACCTTAGGCAATATAGATAACACGGCCCTCTTAGGTTTCTCGGGCTTCTCAGTCGTGCCCTTCTCAGGGGTGGAAACCGACCAACGATTCAACACAAACGTAGATGTCACAGACGTTTCGGCTAATGGCTTTATTGGCACATCTACGGTCTTAGCTAAAGCCAACGTGCCTGTCACAGGCATAGCAGCCGATGGTTTCATTGGCACACCTGCATTTAAACTGGGAACTAGTTTCTCAGTCACAGGCGTAGCAACCGAAGGTTTCGTCGGTACATCTACGATCTCAATTAAAGCTAACGCACTACTCACAGGCGTAGTAGCCAACGGCTTCATTGGCACCGCTACGATCTCGGCTAAAGCCAACTTGCCTATCACAGGCGTAGCAACCGATGGTTTCATTGGCACATCTGCGGTCTTAGCTAAAGCCAACGCACTACCCACAGGCGTAGCAGCCAATGGTTTCATCGGCACATCTACGGTCTCAGCTAAAGCCAGCACTACCCTAACTGGCGTAGCAGCCGAAGGCTTCGTTGGCACACCTACATTTAAACTAGGAATTAGTTTCTCAGTTACAGGCGTAGCATCCAACGGCTTTGTTGGCACCGCTACGATCTCGGCTAAAGGCCGCACTACCATAACAGGCATAGCAGCCAACGGCTTCGTCGGCACGGTTGCGTTTAGGTTCAGCTACCAAGTAACAGGCGTAACAGCCGACGGCTTCATTGGCACATCTGCGGTCTTGGCTAAAGCCAACGTGCCTGTCACAGGCGTAGCAGCCGACGGCTTCGTCGGTACATCTGCGGTCTTAGCTAAAGCTAACGTACCGGTAACAGGCGTAGCAGCCAATGGGTTAATCGGTACATCTGCGGTCTCAGCTAAAGCTAACGCCCTGCCTACGGGTGTTTCAGCCAATGAGTTTATCGGCATATCTACGGTTTCGGGTAAAGCCAGCACTACCCTAACAGGCGTAGCAACCGACGGCTTCATTGGTGATGTTAGTGAGGCCGTAGGCAACGTAGACAACACGGCCCTCTTAGGTTTCTCAGGCTTCTCAGTCGTGCCCTTCTCAGGGGTGGAAACCGACCAGCGGTTCAATACAAACGTAGATGTTACAGACGTCTTAGCCGAAGGCTTCGTTGGCACATCTGAGGTCTTAGCTAAAGCCGACGTGCCTGTCACAGGCATAGCAGCCGACGGCTTCGTCGGCACAATTGAGATTAAACTAGGAACTGGTTTCTCAGTCACAGGCATAGCAGCCGACGGCTTCGTCGGTACAACTACGGTTTCAGGTAAAGCCAACGCACTGCCTACGGGTGTTTCAGCCGACGGCTTCATCGGCACAACTACAACCCGTTCTAGCTACTCAGTAACTGGTGTTTCAGCCAATGGCTCTATCGGTACTGTAGAAGTACCTAGCTGGAACCCAATCGTTCCAGTACAAGACCCAGACTGGGTGCCTATAGATGACTCTCAGGCGGGTGTTTGGGTTACGATTGATGACACACAGGACCCAAGTTGGCAGGTTGTTATTAGCTCGCAAAGTACAGATTGGTCTGCTATACCCGATACGCAAATACCAAACTGGCAGGTGGTTGATGACACCTAAGCAGGTACACAGATGCAGGTCAGTGGTGGTAACACAGTAATCTGGACTCAGATACCGACGTAAGGAAAGAAGATGTCAAGCACATATAGCAATCTCAAAATCCAGTTAATGACCACTGGCGAGAACCTCGCCACGTGGGGTAACGTCACAAATGTCAACCTTGGGACTGCGCTTGAAGAAGCTATTGTCGGTTCAGCGGATGTTACCTTTGCTAGTGGCAACGTCACACTTACTCTTTCCAATGCAAACACGACGCAGACCGCACGTAACCTGCGCTTGAACTTGATCGGCACCACTGGCGGCTCGACACGCAATCTGGTCGTACCCAGCATTGAGAAGGTCTACATCGTCAACAACACCTGTGCAGACAGCGTGGTGGTTAAGACGACTGCGGGCACTGGCATCACGGTGCCTACTGGCAAGACTATGTGGGTTTACAATGACGGCGTGAATGTGGTGGACGCTACGACGCACCTGACATCGCTTACACTTGGAACGCCTCTTGCCCTTACCTCTGGCGGCGTAGGATCAAACACGGCTGCGGGTGCACGGTCTAACCTGAGCGCAGCTAAGTCTGGGACTAACACGGACATTACGTCGCTCCAGCCGCTGGCTTATGCTATTGAAACCGCCACAGTTGTAGGTTCGGGTCTGAGTGGCACTTTGACTATCGACGCGATTACGCAGTCGGTACTATACTATACCGGTAACGCATCGGCTAACTGGACGGTTAATGTACGTGGTAATAGCGGTACGACCATCAACTCACTGCTTTCTACGGGGCAGGCGATCACTATTGCGGTCTTTGCTACCATCAGCACCGTAGGGTATTACAATAATGTCTTTCAAGTTGACGGTGTGACCGTCACCCCCAAATGGCAGAATAGTGCGCCTGTCGTAGGCAACACCTCGAGTGTTGACGCTTATACATATACCATTGTGAAGACGGGTAGCGCAGCCTATACGGTCTTTGCATCGCTGACTAAGTTCGTCTAAGGAGCGCACAGTGCCGACAATCGTCACACGTGGAGTAGCAAGCGCACGAGGGGCTGGTACCTTTTCGGCTGCTCCTCCGCCTCCTCCGCCGACCCCGACTCCACCACCTCCGGGACCGCCTCCTGTTTTTCAAACGGTTACGTTTGGCGCTGGTACCAGTAGCATATGGACTGCGCCTACTGGCGTGTCTACGATTCTTAACCTTCAGGTTGCTGGTGGTCTGTATTCCGAGGTCCCCGGAGATTATGTGTACAATACTGTTTACGGAGCTGCCTACGTACCCAGCTCCGATCAACCGGGCTCACCCGGTGCGTTCTACACTTATGCGCAGGCAGGGGCGTATGCAGACGGCGTCCTAGCGGCAGCTAACTCAGGGGGTACCGGAGACCGGTACATAACTCTTGACCCGCTATTGCTAAGTTGGAATTCTTCTACGGGTGGTTATTTTACGCAGCCGAGTAACCCCCAAACTTACCTCGCTAATGGTGTAGCTGAACGCGTTCTCGGCCCGTGGGATAATCGTAGCAGTAGCCCAGTAGGTGGCCCGGGCCAACCTCCCGTTGAATGGGGTATCGGCTTTTTCGTTTATACCCCCGGCGGCGAGTTTCCCGGCACCCCATCCTCCGCCTTTGGGCGCACCGCAGCAGGCACGACGTCGGCAGGGCAACCGCAAATTATAACTAGTGCTTCTTCTGTTTCGGTTACGCCGGGACAAGCGTACCAGATAATCGCTGGTGGTGCGAGCGGCTACGTCACTTTCCAGTTTAGTCAGCAGTAGGAGCTAATAGATGCCATTCATCAAGCTCCAGTTTAAGCCCGGTGTAAACCGCGACCAGACCGACTACTCGAACGAGGGCGGTTGGCGCGAGTGCGACAAAATACGTTTCCGCTCTGGATATCCAGAGAAGATTGGTGGCTGGCAGAAAGCTACGTCTGCTCAATTCCAAGGCGTGTGCCGTCAGATGTGGAACTGGGTCACGACCTATTCCGATAACCTCATGGCGCTTGGTACGCATCAGAAGGTTTTCATCGAGAATGGTGGCTACTACAATAACATCACCCCACTGCGTCTGGTTGACCCTACGCTTGACACACCGGACACTGACAACTGCGTCTACACAGATACCACTGCGCCTAATGTGGTAACCATCCAGTTACCGGTGGCACACCTTGCCGAAACAGGTGACTTCGTAGAAATCTCAGGTGTAACCGGCACTATTGGTGGTGTGCCTGCGGACGAGATTAACGGCAACCACGAGATTACTGTGGTTACTGGCCTGACTTTCACGATCCCTGTTACAAGTCCGGTCACCTCAAACGTCTCTGGTGGAGGCGGTACTGTTATTATCATCGACTTCGAAATCCGCCCCGGATATCCAATTACCACAGAAGGTTATGGTTGGGGTACAGGCACGTGGTCGCGTGGGGCTTGGGGTCTTGGTTCGACTGAGCCGGTCTTCTTCCCGCAGCGCGACTGGTGGTTCGATAACTTCGATAACGACCTCGTCATGAATATCCGCAATGGGGCTGGTTACTGGTGGGTTCGCGGTGCTACTCCCGATCCGGGCACGGCGCTTGCCACGCGGGCTATTACGCTACAGAAGTATGCGTTTGACTGGGCTACGGCGACCAGCGCGCCTGTCTATACCCCTACGGAATATGCAGAAGCAGTACCAGTTAAGATTATGCAGTTGCTCGTGTCTCAGCAAGACCGGCATCTTATTGCCTTTGGCGCTGTGCCGTTTGGCTCAACGAACCCTGACGATTTCGACCCGATGCTTATCCGTTGGGCTGACCAAGACACTCCTGAAGACTGGATTCCGCAGCCGACCAATACCGCAGGGGACATCCGGGTATCGCGTGGCTCGCGCATCGTACGCGCTATGCCATCACGTCAGGAAATCTTGGTCTGGACGGATAGCCACCTGTTCACGCTCCAATTCCTCGGCACGACAGACGTGTTCGGCTTGCAGGAATATGCTGACAATATCTCCATCATCTCATCACGTGCGGTGACAACGGCAGCTAACATTACCTACTGGATGGGCCAAGATAAGTTCTATGCCTATACCGGGCGCGTCGAAACGCTACCATGCACACTGCGCAATCACGTGTTCCAGAACATTAACATCTCTCAGTCCGATCAGGTTATCTGCGGCACCAACGAGCAATGGAACGAAGTCTGGTGGTTCTACCCAGCAGGCGATAGCGACTATAACAATGCCTATGTGGTCTATAACCACCTTGAGCGCATCTGGTACTATGGAACAATAGAGCGCACCGCTTGGTTAGATACAGCACTGCGCCGCTACCCACAGGCCGCAAACACACCACTCTCTGATTTCTCAGCGGGGCAGACTTACAACCACGAGGACGGCATCGACGATGATGCTGATCCAATGCTATCCTATATCCAGTCGTCGGACTTCGACTTGGCTGATGGCGACCAGTTTATGCTTTGCAGACGCATTATTCCTGACGTTGGGTTTAGCGGGTCCATAGCTAATGATGCTAGTGTCACCATGCAAATCCGCTCGCGTAACTTCCCCGGTTCTGCGCTTTCTAACAACGTGGCGGACTCAAAGCCTGTCATCGAGACTTCGGTAGACCAGTACACCGATCAGGTCTTCCTGCGTGCCCGTGCGCGCCAGATGGCGCTTAAAATCCAGTCTGAAAATCTTGGTGTGCAGTGGCAGTTGGGTGCCCCGCGCTTGGATGCCCGTGAAGATGGTAAACGCTAATGGCACTAGATAGATTCAAAGCCGCTCCACTACCTAACCCACCGTCACATTACGACCCGCAGTATATACGGCAGGTTATTCGCGTTATAGAAAACTACTTCTCGCAGTTAGACTCGCGCACCCCAAACAATGCGCAGAAATACACAGCGGACTTCTTCTACGGAAGCGGCATCGGTCTGACGTTCCCACATAATCAGTTTACTAGTTTAGTTGACCAGTCAGCAGCAGCCGTTGATGTGGCTTACCCAGTTAAGTTAGAAGTGACGTCGTTTACCGATGATATATCTATAACAGGCGTTAATAACACGCGGATCACCTTTGCCGCCCCCGGCATCTATATGCTGATATATAGCTTGGCGTTTAAGAACACGACGAATGACACCCAAGAAGTAGACGTATGGTTCCGGTACAACAACGGCACCACCACAACGGATGTCGCTAACTCAAACAGCCGGTTTACAATACCGCCCCGCAAATCTTCAGGCACACCCTCTTACCTTATCGCGGTTACACCATTTAGTGGTTATGCAGAGGCAGCGGGCGTATGGGTCGAAGTTATGTGGCACACAACCAGCACAAGCGTAGTTATGGAGCATCTTCCAGCAGTTGCGTACTCAGCAGGTGTAACACCTGCACATCCGGGTACACCTTCGGCTATTGTCGAAGCGTTCTTTGTATCGAAGGCCACGTAAGAATGGTGTTTAGTTTTGAACAGATTGCCGCTATAAGCGTAGTGATAAGGTAGGGATAAGGGATAATGGACTACAACGCAGCTTCACCTATGGGCAACCCCCCACAGCTAGGCACACCCATACCCGGCACTACGGGTGGTCTTCCTACGCAGGGTGGGCTGAATGTGGCTCAAAACCCTATGGCGCAGCAGTTGCAGTCGCAAGGTCGCGGCGAAGACTCTATGCTTATCCACATGACACCAGACGAGGTTAACAGCCTTCAAGGTCTGGCTATGGCACATGGCGGCTCACTTACTATTAACCCGCAAACAGGTCTGCCTGAAGCTGGCTGGCTTGGCAAACTTCTCCCAACTATTCTTGGCGCAGCCCTAGCGGCTACTGGCGTCGGTGCTCCCCTTGCTGCTGGTATCGTAGGCGCAGGTCAGTTCGCACGTACTGGTAGCTTGAAGAAGGGCTTGATGGCTGGCCTCGGTGCCTTTGGTGGTGCTGGTATGGCTGGTATGGCTGGTGTTGGTGGTTCTATCTCACACAACGCAGCTGGGTTACTTGGCGACAAAGCTGGTTTCTTTGGTGCTAATATGGGTCTTGGTGCTGCTGTACCGGCAGCGCAGCTTGCGCCAGTCGCCGTCACTCCTGATACTCTTGGTAATCTTGCTAATACACCAGTAACACCAACAGTAAACATCCCAGCATCCGGCATTGCTGGTGGTCCGGGGGCTACTACATTAACTGCACCGACCGTAGCGCCTACGGCGGTTAACCCTATGCAGGCAGCTATAAACAGCCCAGAGTTTGCTCGGCAGTTCGCTAACTCTGTAGGCAATATGCCACCTCCGGTAATGAAAGGCGCAGAGTTCACAGGCGGCTTAGGTTCGCGCTTCGCTCAAGCTACACGTGCAGGTCTACCTGCTGGTACTCCGGGCATTATCTCTAAAGCTGCTCCTATGTTGGGTGTTTCAGGCATTACGAGTGGTATCTCCGGTGCAATGGCCCCAAAACAAGGCACTATGGGTGATGACGGCGTCATAGATAATTCCTATGCTGGTCCGTACACTGCGCAGAAGCGCAATGCTACTTTCGCAGACAACACCGAAGACCTTCTTAAGTCGTCCAAGGAGCGTCGCTACTTCGACGTAGGTATGCCTGAAGTTTATAACATGCAGGGCCAAGTCGTACAGCCGGGTTCCAGCACTGCGCGGGGCACACCCATACTACAAAATGTCCTGAACCCTAACGCTAAGAAGGGCCAGAACCGCTACAACCAGATACTCACTCCGTATATGGTAGACCCCCAACAAGACATGGGCTACGCCGATGGCGGTGAAGTAGATATGAAGAACGGCTCTTTTGTCGTTGATGCTCGCACTGTATCAGAGCTTGGTAACGGCAGCAGCAATGCAGGTATGGAGCTTCTGTCTCGTATGGGCGGACGCCCCCTGCAAGGGCCCGGTGACGGGGTAAGCGACTCCATTAAAGCACGTATCGGTGGTAAGCAGGAAGCACGTGTCGCCCGCGACGAAGTGTTATTCCCGCCAGAGGCAGTTAAGCGCTTAGGCGGCGGCAACCCGAAGAAGGGCACTGCCAAGCTGTACTCACTTATGAACAAGGCGCACAAAGCCCGCAAGAAAGCGGACCGTGGAGAAGATACTAAAGTGCGGCGTGGGCTTGCATAATGCAAGTTACTTTAATTCCTACCGAACATGTGAGTGAGTTATGGCCTCGCATCTTCCCACACTTGAGTAAAGCTGCGGAGTATACGTTTGGTCGGTATGAGCCTGAAGATATCCTCGACTCGGTTACGCAGTATGACCATCATCTCTGGGTTGCATTTACAGGCGAAGAGATAAAAGGTATTACAATAACCTGCTTTAAGCAGTACCCACGTATGTTATGCCTTGATATGGTATTTTGCGCAGGTGATGAAGGTATGGAATGGAAAACTCCTATGCTTAAAATGTTGCAGCACTGGGCGCACGATAATGACTGTGAACGGATCGAATCTTCTGGTAGGATCGGTTGGTCAAAGATTTTTAAAGACGATGGATATAAAGCACTTTGGCAGGTATATGAATTGCCGGTCGCAGATGCAGGACTAGGAGCGTAATATGGGCGGTGGTGGCGGTAGCAATCAAGTACAAAAGTCGGAGGTTACTCAGTCAACCCTCCCCGAATACGCACGCCCCTATTTCGAAGGGCTGATGCAGCGGGCAGGCACGACGCTAACAACTGACTACCAACCCTACGGTCAAGAGCGCATAGCTGATTTCACGCAGCAGCAGCGTGGAGTCCAACAGAATATCCTAGGTATGCAGACACCGGGACAGTTCGGCAATGCTAGCACGCTTGCTACCGCTGCGGGTCTTGGTTCTTTGGAGGCGGGGAAGTATACTCCCGGCCAATTTGGTTTCCAACAGGTGAATGCACAGCAGGTTAATGCGCCCAGTATGCAAGCGGCGCAGACTAACTACAACCCCAATCTGACGACGTTCCAGATGCAAGCTCCCGACCAGTTCGGACAGCAGCAAACCAACCAGTACATGTCGCCGTACATGCCTT